CATACTCCGCCTCTAGCTCAGCCTTTACTTCTTCCAACTTTTTGTTAGCTTCAGCAACATCATGTAACAATCCATGTTTTTGGGTTTCTAAAATACCAATTTGATTAACTAAAGCTGATAAGCTTTCTTGACTTTCGTTTACTTTTTTTAATTGCTCTTCTGTGATTTTTTTACTCATTTGATTTAATTTAATTGTTTATAATTTATTATTACTTGTTTTTCTATTTATTACTTATAGACTTTGCTTTTTCCCAAGTTCTACCTACAAAGTAAGCTCCGTACACTGTCACTAAAAGTGTTTGAAAAATTGGTATATATTCTTTAGCTAATCCAAACTCACCGATGTTACCATCAAAGAAAGCTAAAGACGTAAAAATCACAGTCAGATATATTAAAATCATTGGTCTAATGTTTTTGCTTAAAAAACTATCAGACTTCATATCTGCTTCCCAACGCTTGCTAACCTCTTCTTGAGCTTTGTTATCTGCGTCTTCTAATATCTGCTGTATTTGTTTCTTTACTTCTAACCTTTCTTCTTCGGTTGTAGTAAGCTTGTCGATGACGTCACCAACTTCTTTGATAACGCCACCTGTTAGCCATTGAATTATTTTTTTCATTTATTCTCTTTTCATTAACACAGTGCTGTTTTCATCTCCTGTAAAAACACATTGTAAAGTATCTTCGTCTATAACAGTGTAAGAAAGTCCAATAGTATAGCCGTTTCTTGGGTTATATATTGAAGTAGTCATCGTGGTGTCTGTTTGAGTTAGTATTATTTCGTTAAGCGTAGCGTCTGATGTAAAGCTGTAGTTGATAATTTTTACCACAGCATATTTACTAGCTAACATAACAGTTTTATACGACGAACCTTCCATAGCCCAAACACCCTCAAACGCTTCTTGAGCTTTAGAGGTTAGTACTGTAAAAAACAAAGTTAGTGTTATAAGTAATTTTTTCATAATATTAAATTTAATTGTTATAATATTATAATTACATAAATTAACTATTTTTTATTAATCAACAGTAGTCCAATCACCTATGCTTTGAGAACCAGGTTTTTTAGTAGTCTTTGTTCTTGGGTTGGTATTGATTTTGCGCCCAGTAACTTTTTCGTATTGCTTTCGAAAAACACCTGGCTTCATATTTAAGCTTTTAGCTACATTTACTTGATCTTTAAAACTAAGAGAATCGGCTTGTTTTATTTCGTCAGGTATATTACCTCTGTAGCCTTTAAATATATTTTTTCTAAGTTTAGGTTGATTTACATCTACAGTTCTAGTTTGAGTTACAGTTCTATCTTCTTGACCAGCTTTGTATTCTGCATATTTCTCAGGATTTGCATCCCAATACGCTTTAGCCTTTGCTGGATCTACACCAGCTTCTTCATATGTTTTTCCAGGCGTTCCAGGTATTACCGCTTGTCTTTCTGTAGGTATAATTTCTCCAGATAACCCAGTTGTTGATTTAGTAACCTTGTAATCACCTTCTCTTAAATCGTTTTGATAAAAAGGACTTTTTCCAGATCCTCCCATATGTACTGGTGATCCAGCTGCAATCGAATGTTTTGAAATCCAAGATCCGTGAGACGCAATTGGATTGTCTTTTAATAAGTTTTTCTTTTCTTGTTTGTTAGATTCCATATTTGTTTTTTTGATAGGTGTTTCTGTTACGTATTTAGCACCAGGAAATTTATAGTCATATCCTGGGTACATTATTTTTGTATATCCTCTGTCGTCGGTACCTAGTACTTTAAAATCGACTCCTTTCATTGTTATATCGCCTCCTTGTATAATATTTTGAGGCTTGTTAACATCAGGGCTGTTTCTTAAATAACCTGTCTTAGATGTCTTCATTTAGGATCGTTTATAAGCTTCAGCTTCCCAAGGTAGGTTTTTAGCACCTTCTTGCATTTGTGCTCGTGAATATCTTTTACCTTTCCAGTATACGTATTTATCGTCGTAGTCTAGATCGTCTCTATATTTGCCGTTATCTTTAACACAACCCATTTGCATTAAATGAATTTTTTCGTGAGCAACTACATCTTCTACATCGTCTGGATGTAAATCTTTATTTATGGTTATAGAACCATTGTTATTAGCTTTTCCCATAACACCATCTTCCATATCTACTCGATATATTGGAGTGTTGTCCATTTGGAAAGGAGGATTATTTAGTTTAAAAGCCATATTTATTTTTTATAAGGAAAAACTTTATTTAGTATTTCTTTTCTTTTATTACAACCGCAAGGTTTACCTGTTTTTTTAGCAGCTAAATCAACCAATCGTTTAACTCCGGTAGTTTTAGTTATTTTTTCAATAGTATCGCCTAAGCCTTTTGATTTACTATTGTCCATGTTTATTTTTTAATTGAATTTACCAATAATAGAACCAGCATCAAACACTTTGTTCATTTGATCTTCTGTTATACCAGATTCAATAGCTTTGTCGTAACTAATTTCAGTTTCTGGTTTTTCACTAGTTTTGGTTAAAGACTTCCAGTAAGCTTCCTCAGCTTGGTTTTTTTTATCTTCTGAAGTAGGCTCTGACTTTCCTTTAGGCGTGAATGCTGCGGCTATATTGTCTTGAAGTCTTTGAAAATGACCAGCTGTAGACACGTAAGCGTTTAGCGGGGAATCTTCTGTTTTTCCATAAGTATAAGTGTCATCTCCGGCATATTTCTGCGGGTCTGTAGACTCGTAGTTTGGTCCGTCTGTCTCTGGATTCAGCTTATTTAATATATCAGCGTTTTTTCTCATATCTTTTTCAGCTTTTTTAGTAGAACTTTCTAGTTCTTTCATAGTAAATCCTTTAACAGGATTTTTAGCCATAAATTTTAGTTGAAATGGTGAGCTCATATTATTTATATGCTTTAGCGCGTTGTGTAATTGGCTCTCCACCACAGTGGCAAGGGTATTTAGAAACCTCTAATCCATTTTTACCTGAACTAGAACCTTTACCCATTGGAAAACCTTCTTTGCTTAATGGACCGTCCCATATAGCGTTTTCACCTACTTGACCTGCAAGATCAGCTTTTAGTTGCTTGATGTTTTTCATATTAGTATTTTTTGTTACATTTTTTCTTAAACATAGGTGTTGCACCTACTGCGTTTTGTCTTTGCTCAATTCCACCATAAATACCTTGAGCTGCTTGTTGAACTTGAGGTTTAAAAACTGGTTGAGCAGTACCTAACGTATTAGCTTGTTGAGGCGGCACGTTTGTCATTTGCTGAACTGGTTGACCCGTTAAAGGATCAATAATACCAACCTGCTTAACTGGTGAGTCACCATAATGAGCTGGTGAACACATGTTGTTAGGACTGTCTTGATCGTTTCTAGCGTTTTCAAGGTAATGAAGTCTAGCCTTAGCTGTTAGGTTTTTATTGTAAGCTTCTTTGTAATCGTAATTCTTACCTTTCATTTTATCTGTTTTTATCTTTATTGACGTTTTTAATAGAAGTTATAAGAACTTTATCAGTGTACGTCTTACCCTTCATAATACTGTTTCTGTGATTGCTAGTTGGTAGATCATCTTGACCTAGTATAATTCTATACATATGCTTTATTAAATGCTTGCACTTAAATGAAGTTTTGTATATATGATACTTTTGAGTTGTTCTATTTCTTTTTCTCCAAACAACTATCCAACCTTCTTTTAACAAACGATTCCAGCGGCGGTTATCCCAACTATAGGAATAACTGCCAGCTTCGAAATCTTTTTTTGTAAACATATCCATGCAGTCTAAGTAAATCAATAACTCTAGATCAGCATCGTTAAGGTTGTTGTTTCTGCAAGCCCATTTACGTATTATACGATAATGTTTAAACAGATTCATATTCTTTATGTCATCTGCGTCTAGCCTTTTCATAAAACAACAACTACATCTTGCGCTTTAATAACGTGATATGTTTTTTTATCTATTTCTATTTTATGCCCAGCGTGTCGGTCAAAAAAGATTTTATCACCTTCTTTCAAACCTTCAACTTGTTCGCCAGCTGATAATACATCAGCCTCTGTATAACGTATGTCTTCACGTTGGTTTTCTGCAAGAAGTAAACCACCTTTTGTTTTGGTGGTTCCTTCTTTTATTTTTTCTATTATTAAATTTCTACCTATCGCTTTCATCAATTCTTAAATTATTGATTACACAATCGGTTGATAATATAGTTGTCGCTACTGAAGCTGCGTTCTGAAGAGCGCTCTTGGTAACTAATAGAGGATCAATAATACCTGAGTTAATCATATTTACCATTTTTCCTGTAACCACATTTAAACCTCTTCCTTTAGCTTTTGGCAGTTCTACGTCTGTTATGCCAGCATTTTCTAGTATTGTCTTAAATGGCGCTCTAATTGCTTCTAGGAGCAGCTTCTCACCATCTGACTTTGGTACTATACTTTTTGCAGCGTTTAACAGCGCTATACCACCTCCAGGAACGATACCTTCTTTAATAGCAGCTTTTGTAGCGCAGATAGCATCTTCGACTCTATCTGTTTTTTCTTTTAATTCAATATCAGAATTAGCACCCACTTTTACAATTGCTATTTTAGCAGCAAGCATTGCTAATCTTTTTTCAAGTTTAATTACTTTGTGAGGTGGGTTATCTTTTGATAACTCGTTTTTAATCTCATCTATAATATCTAAAACTTCTTGTGAAGATTCTCCAAACTGAAGAATAGTCTCTTCGTGAGTTGTAACACTCTTCAAGCAACTACCTAAATGCTCTACTTGGATTAAATCCATATCATCACCTAGGTCTTCGTTTATAATAGTAGCTCCAGTTAATAAAGCTAGATCGTCTAAAACTTCTTTTTTGCTAATACCATAAGTCGGTGCGTTAATTACATTAACTTTAATATTACCTTTGTTTTTATTCATAGCTAAAGCAGATAAAACACCTTGTTCTAAATCGCCTATAATAAGCAAAGGTTTATTGTTTTTTATTACGTACTCTAGCACTGTTTGAATTTGTCTTATTGAATCTATTTTTGATTCTACTAACAGCACTAATGGATTTTCTAATTCAGCTGACTGATTTTCAGCATTAGTTATAAAATGCCTATTAGTTAATCCTTTTTCATATTGTGCACC